TGTTTTACCGAGAGGTACAATGCACCACCATCCCATGGCATGAAAGGAATATCCATATATTCGATATCATGCTCAGTGAACAGAGGAACAAATGTCTCGGTGATGTATTTATCATTGTCAACACCAAAGATGTGGTTAGAATATGCAATTAACCAATTTTTTGTGTTGCCAATGCGCCCCATGATTTCATCACGGAGATCAAGAGGCATTTCGGTGAATGACCATGTACCGATCATAAGATCAGCATCTACAAGGTCATTCACATCAGAGGTGTGCACGATATTGGTATGACCCAACTGGTCGTGATACCACTTCTGAATCTGACCGACTTCTTTAAAGTCGTAGATAATGTACTTACCCTTGAAACCAAGCTTATAAACGATATCGGCCATATCACCGATTCCGCCACCCAGTTCAACGATAGTATCTAGTTTGCTAAGTTCTTCAGGTCCCCATCCGTTCAGGATCAGGTGAGCCATATGCTGGATACGGTTCATCGTTGTAGGGAAGTCTTCGAACATGCTAAAGTGTTGGAAGTCTGCATCGCCATTATAACCGATCATGACTTCACGGAGTGCTTCACGAACAGTCTCACTGGCCTTAGCAGCCAAGAGTACCGGACCGATGTAGTCTGTGAAGCGAGCACGAGTCATGAAAGGAACTGACATCGTTGATGCCCAGACCTTGAAACGTTCCATAGGAAGGTGTTCAATATCTGTAGCAAATACCTCACACATTGTCGACCAGTAGTTACCATCGTTGATCTGCTTGGCGCGGATCATCTTGTCATGGTTTTCCTTGGTACAGGCAATCGGTGCCTGCATGGTCATGCGAGGATCTTCCTGTTTTGGAAGGGAACTATATGTAAAAAACTCACTCATTCATCACCCATAAATTTATCTTTCAGGATCTTCCTACACTTGAACATATCATAGTGGAAGAAAGGCTTGTACTTCATGCACTTCTTATATATCGTAGGCCACAGAACACCGTCTTCAACCTTTTTATTCCAATGATTGAAGAAGCCGAGCAAATCATTCAGGATGATTATTGTCTCGATACTTATTTCACGGCGCAGATATTGTTTAAGAAGGTAGGGATGCTGCCCATTTTTTACTATAACATTATCATCGAATTTTGTACACAGTTTATTTAGGTCTTGCTCAAATATATATGTAAGTGATTGTTGGCGTTTCAGCCAACTTGCATAGACCTTTTCAGAGTCATCATTAAATAGATCTCCTACCCACTTAAGATCACCATCAACAAAGTTGGCAACCAAGTACTGTAAAGGATCTTTATGTTTGGAGAGTTTGTAGTACTGGTACTTATCTTTGCGAGTCTCAAACGACTGTTGAGATGCATTGACTTTGCCGTTGTACTTGATATAGTCGTATGATGTGGTGAAATGACTTTTGACTGCCATGAAAGTCTTATAGCTCTCAAATGGTGTCATTCGGTCCAGAATCCATCTTCATCGGTATAACCGAATTTTTGAAGCAGTGCAGCTGCTTCCTCAGGGCCATTGCCTTCAAGCAATCCATAGATTGCATACGCAAGTTGATCTGCCTGATCACCAAGTTCACCCACGAACTTTAATGATGTTTCCACCATTTTCATATATGGATCTTCACTCATATTGGCAGATGTGCCCGCTTAGGAAGGAAGTTAAGATCCTCACATTCAGATTGAAGCTTCGACTTGATACGTATGTTATTACGGATAATCATAGCCGCTGCTTCAATCTCAACGTTGTTCGTCTCACAATAATGGACGACGGCATCTAAATAATCTATATTTCCTCTAGTAACAAGAGATTCAATGTCCTTGATAAACTTCTCAGTCGTCAAGGCTTTCTCAAAGATAACGTCGTCCACCATAATTCATCCTCTATAAAAAATATGTGCACCGATTTTGGTGGTGCGATCAAATACTCTACCCCATGACGGACTTACGTAGTCAGCGTGGTAGAACTTCGCTCCTTTAGTTACGTCGCCATAGTTACCTATGTAAACGTTTTCTGCGATTTGCTTGGCTTTGCGATATGCTGACATATCGGCGATTCGCTTTCCTCCCTCACATTTCCATGAAAATTGGCATACGCGCGCAGTTCTCTGATTGATAACTCCACATGGTGTGCTAGGGAATCTTTTATCTTTCGCACGGTTCAACACAACATTGTTGACCGCAATCCTACCTTTGTAGGGTTCATGACCTGCTTCGAAGTATGTATTCTCGGCCATGCATTGGATTTGTTTTTTGTCGTATGCGCTCAGATAAACTGGCTTGTTTACGATCTTTTCTTTTTCGATTACCTTGACTTCAGGTACCTTGATGATCTTGACTTCTGGAACCTTGGTTGGCATTGCAACTGCTGCTGTTGTAGCAAGAGCAAGGCCAAGACAGAATCCTTCAGCCCAGCGAAGGTACGGGAAATCTTTTCTATTTTCGAAAAGTTTCATTTAATCCTCTTTTTGTCAAATGACTTTGACAATGAAGACGAAGCTACCAGAGTGTCTCAACCCTTTATCGTCATCAATGCTATTAGAAGATACAAAATGAAATAACGAAGGTGTATCTTCCATCCATTTCCCTCTTACTGGAAATGCAAAATCATTAGTTGTTTTCGTCGGTGGCATCCGGATGATGCCGCTTTCTAGCCATCTAAGACTTGAAGTTTTGTAAGAGTCAATGGAGGATTTCAACCTCCGCATACTAATATTTATACCAGTTGTCATATCAACCCGTAGCACCGGCAGTGCAACTGGTAGCAAATTGGCCCGTTCTGTTCCAAGGTGGAGCCATACCCGTGTAGATCATGCCGCTAGGCGGATATCTGCAAAGCTATCGTTATCGTTAGCATTTATGTTTAATGGCACTTTGCCAAGCAATCAGTCTCGAACCGCCCTATTACACGAAAATCGAATTCCATAGTCACCCCCATCATAGACACTCTGGCTAGAGAGTACCTGCGATTCCAAACTCTGCCTATTCTATTGCCCGGATTTCAGCAATAGTAATCGAAACTTTTATTAGCCGGTGTGTATTCGGCCCAGAGTATCTATGGTGGAGGTGCGGGGAGTCGAACCCCGGTCTTTCCGCCTTTATTGTTGATTGTCAACAACTGATATACTATATATACAATGTTTTGACTTAATTGTACACAACTATTTTAGCACCAAGATTGTTTTGCATCACCAAAGTATTCACGTGCAAAACCATTCTTGATGAGCAAAGCACGAAGGCTCATGCCGTCAAGAAGGATATCTCCAAGAACACGGCCACCAAACTTGTCCCAATCATATAGAACAACCTGATGCTTTTTCGTAGCCTTAATTACGTCTTTTGTAAAGACAGAAGCCTGTTCACCACGGACCTTCTCACTCTCACACTTGCCACGGAAACCTTTTTCTGGAGTGTCAACACCAAAGATTCTAACACCAAGTTCAGGCTTTAGCGGAGCTGGAAGATATGGTGCAGCAACAACAATTGTATCACCGTCAACGGCACGGACAATAGTCGTGTCATAGGTAACACCGACTGGTGTCTTCTGAGCAATAGCTGGAGTAGCCAGCATTACGAGTGCTAATGCAATAAAATTCTTCATATGTTTTCCTTAATTACAGGTAGTTTGCCAGTAGACGTATCGCTCACCACGATGCCATTCTACAATTTGTTCGCGAACACAATATCGTTTGTCGATACGGTGATCTGGTGGATAGTAACGGTTGTCATACTCTTGATCTTGTTCTCTGCGTTCTTTGCGCTCAGAGGAAAGAACACCTACAACAACACCGCCAATGATTGCACCACAAAGCCAACCACAACCGCTTTTACGGCGTTCCTGTTGACTGTGATCTCTATCTCGTTTGCGGTGTTCGGCAAAAGCCGGTGTTGTAATCAACATGCTAGTAACAAGAGCAGATGCAATAAACTTTTTCATATTAGAACTCCCCACCAATATCAGCAAACATGACTCGCTTGCGCGGATCACCTGATGTGATGCAGCGAGTTAATATAAGAGCTTCTTTATAATTCTT